CTCCCTGTTAGAACCGCCTCCCACTGTCCACCTAGTGAGGGGATCGGAGTAGAGAGCTGCGGTGACTACGAAGTAGGTGTCGGTCGGGCGGGTCATGATGTCATTTACTGTCATGTGTGTATAGTAGTGGAAGTTGGTCTGATTGCAAAGCTTTTTTTGCGTTTTTAACACTTTTTTTTAAAGAGGGCTTACAACCATATTGCAGCCCCATTCATCCATATACTTTGAGAAGAAGGGTTTTTCAGCTAACTCTTGCCCGACTTCGAGACTTGAAACACCCTCACACTCATGCGAGAAGAGAAGGATTCCACCTTTTGAAAACAACTTAACAATCATCTTTTTTTTCATATCTAATTAATTTACTTTTTTTACTAGCGGTGCGCGTCCATTCCGTATCCAACAGGAGTGAAGCGACCGCAAGCGAACTCAAGACCACGCTTCCACTGTGAGGCATACGCCTCCGCACGGTTGGCAAACTTTTCAACACGCTTGTATTTTCCCTCGGGAAAAGCGAAAGGATTAACCAAGATGCGTTCAGTCTTTTTTAGGTTGTTGCTTCCACCCCAAGCGAACTCTTCGCCCCCTTTGGATTTGGAGATGATGACATAGAACGGGATTTCGCTTTCTTTTTTCATTTTCATTACTCTGTAAGTATAGGCTAGATTTGGGATAAACGCAAGCTTTTTTTTGCGTTATTATGTATTTAAAATTGGCGGCTCTAAAAGGACTTGCACCTTTATCTTTCTCGCCCGAACCATTGGGGTTGCGGTGACTTCGGTGCACCGAGAGGTCGTGGAGATTGTCTTACTTGTTAGACTATAGAGCTTTCTTACTGGGAGAAGTATAGCAGATTTTTGAGAGAACCGCAAGCTTTTTTTTGCGTTATTACGCATTTTTTTTAGGTGTTGTAAGTCATTGAGTATCAAGCACTTAGGCGGGGGCGGGGGGCCGCGCCTCCTAACTCGTTGACTATCAGTGAGTTACGAGGGTTTTCCCATACCACCAACGAGCAACCTTGTCAAGTTTTTTTTAAGTTTTTTTGCAAAAGAAAAGCCCCGCCACCCTTCGGTGACGAGGCTCTATGACAGCGACAGGTTACCCCATCAAGATTTTTATTTCACGCTGTGAAGTCTCTTAAGGATCACATCCCCTATCACTAGGAGAACCGCGCCGACAGTGCTTGGTATAAACATGACAGCGAGGAAGTCGGGGCCATCCCATCCGTGAAGGACACTAGTGAAGAGTGCGGGGCCTGCACCGACCAGAACAGCGATGCAGATTACTGCGAGGTTAAAGCTTACGCATATCATCATGGACATGAGGAAGCGGTCAATGAAGTGGTTGATTATAGCGAATATTTTTTTCATGTGGGTAGTGTAGTTTAGATTTAGAAGTTAGTAAAGTTTTTTTTTAGCAGTTGTCGGAAGACCAGAAAGCTTTTGCCTCGAAGTCTACATACCACTCTTCTCTCTGCATAGACTTGTAACGGTAGCCATAAGACTTGCCACCGCCTAAAGCCTTGCGCTGTTCAAGGTTCCTAGCTATAGAACTTTCGGAAGGGTAGACGGAAGATACTTTAGTGAAGCCCTCGACCTCGAAGTGTTCATTGAATTTAACTGTGCGACCATCGTCCCAAGTTACGCTGCTGTTGTAGTTTGCTGACTTGTGTTCTTTGTTTGCTGTCATGTGGGTAGTATAGTTGGATTTTGGATTAGTGCAAGGATTATTTTGTGTTTTTACGCTCCTGCATTTCAAGATACCATTCGCGCTGTTCTTTCTGGAACTCTTCGCATTCTTTTATGAACTGCTCTCCGACTTCGACGGTTCTGTCTACCATCTTGTTCCAATTTTCTTCTGCTTTGGCCATTGCTGCTAGTGCTTCTTCTGTTGCGGTCATGTAGGTAGTATAGTTTATTTTTTTGAGTGATGCAAGCTTTTTTTGCTATTAAATGAATTATTTTTCTTCGACGTATTCGATCACATCGTGGTGAAAATCTTCTGCGTTGTGAACTCCAGCCTGTAAGGAGCCTTCGTAGTCTTTACCTTTGTAAGAGAATTCTACATACCAATCAGCCCACTGATCAGGGCGAAGAGTATCAGCGATGTCAATGAATGTAAGATCGGAGACTAGGGAAGTATTAATTTCTGTCATGGGTGTAGTATAGTGTGGATTCTAAAGTTAATCAAGTCTTTTTTTGATCTTTTTATGCCTCGGCCTTCATTGTCTTGAGGATCTTTAGCGCGTCCTCTCTTGATACGTCTACGCATTTGAAAGCCATCTCTGCAACGTGGACAGTGACATAGGCTTTTGATTTGTCCTTGTTGATAACGATACCGCAATGATCGTTGTCATACTGATTCGCGTGAGAGTAACGGGTGATCCTGATATTGTTTGTCTTTGTCATGTGAGTAGTATAGCACACCTCGGAGTTTATTGCAAGGTTTTTTTTGCTCTTTTATTTATTTATTTATTTAAAAAAGACTTGACACCCCCCATGAGACCCCACCCCATTTCTGAAAAAATCTTTAAGCGTTTGCGTGACAAAATGCGGGGGGGAGTCCATCATCAGTTTATCAATGGCGAAAACCCCACCCATTTGTCTGGGCGTGGTGAACGGGGGCATGAGTTCTATTTATTGTTTAAAAAAAATAATCAGCCCATATAATTAGGAGTGACTCTTGACGATATAACAAAGTATGTGCCTTTGTTGGCGGGATTGATGTATGGGGTTGTTGCTGTGGCGTATTTCATGAAGAAGGAATATGGTTGGGGTGTGATCTGGATATCATATGCTACGGCAAATTTTGGCCTTATGGTAGTTGGTAATCAGTAAAATGGTGTAAATTAAACAAATGAGTTTATCATATAGTGAGTTTCCTGTTTATATAGGTCAAGTTGGAGTGGGTAAGACTGCTATTTCAGAACAAGACGGTTATATACTCGCCACTCAAGCTAGTGTAAATTACAATACAAATCATAGCCCCAACCGTAAACAGGGAAGTGTCGGTATAGGAACAACTCTTGATCAGTTTAACTATGGTGGTGCTCTTACTGTTGATATATCCATTGACTGTCTTCTACATACAGGAATGCTTTCTGGTTTAAAATTTCTAGAAGACGGGAACCAAGACAATTTCGTATCGATTCAATTAGGAAGCGGTCTTTATGGCAAATGTTACGCTAAAGATGTGTCTGTAGATATCGTCCCATTCGCCCCTGTGAGCCTAAAGGCTAATTTTACTTCTTTAGACCCTGCGGTTGATCAACAAATCAGTGGAGATCCACAAGTTTATCAAGGAATAGGCGTAACGACACATAGTGATGCTGTGGCTTATGGCCATACTTGCGGTTTTAGAGCTGGTGGAGCAAATGTTCTAAATGACACTCAAAGCCAAATAAGTTTTAAACGAAGTTATAACCGTACCCCAGTTTATGGTATTGGTTCTGTAAATGCTTCGGAAATGCTTTTGGATGGTGTTGAAGAAGAAATCAATATTAATTCTACTGGATTACGGAATCTAATAGATTTTAGCGGAGACTTTTTAGCAGGACCACTGATAGTTAATCTTTGCGGTATAGGTGGAACTGCTGTTATGCAAGAAACTAAGGATTTGATTTCCTTTCCAATGGGGTCTAGATTACTAAACGAGTCTTTTTCTATGCAAGGAGCAGAAACTTTAACGACAAGTGCTACAATTAAACAGGTGAAATTATAATTTCAGTGTAATGTATATTACATATGGCACTTAAAAAATTGTCTAATTTTCGTCTGGAGCCTCATACATTCTTCTCTATTAAATTCAAAGAGAGGAAATTTAAGTTTACCCCGAATCAACGCAAATTTCTAGAGACTCTACTAGATCCTGAAGTAAAAATTATGTTTGTGTCTGGACCAGCAGGTTCTAGTAAAACATACATGTCTTTATACGGTTGTTTACGTTTAATGGCTGAAGATAACGAGAGAGACCTTCTTTACATCAGAAGCATTGTAGAAAGCGCAGATAAAGGGTTAGGGAGTCTTCCTGGAGATATGTCTGAAAAGTTTAACCCTTTCACTCTACCTCTATATGATAAATTGGAAGAAATAATACATGAGGGGGATACAGCGTTCTTGAAACAGAAAGAGAGGGTATCAGCTATCCCGATAAACTTCTTGAGGGGCGCTAACTGGAATAATAAGTTAATTGTAGCCGATGAAGCTCAAAACTTTACATTTAAAGAATTGACCACTCTGATAACTCGTATCGGAGAAGGTACTAAGCTGTGTATATGCGGAGACTTCATGCAGAGTGATATTAACGGGAAAACTGGCTTCAAAGACATGTTTGATATATTTTCTGATGATGAGTCGAAGGATAATGGTATAAGTTGTTTTTCATTCACTAAAAATGATATCGTTAGAAGCAAAATATTAAAATTTATCATTTCCAAGTTAGAAAAAGGCAAGAAAGTGTAATATTATATATTAAAGCAAGAAAAAAGTGTTACGCGCAAGCGGCGAACTGCTACAAACATAAAAGACACAAACCTTGTTTTTCTTTTTTTGAAAAAATTAAAATTAATTATATAAATATATAGTATGGCTCATCTATTTTGTCACAGTTGCGGTGCTAAACTTTCTTATGCTAACGCAAAACCTAATTTTTGTGGAAAGTGCGGTATCCAACTTAATTCTTTAGCTTCTACGACTTCGACAAACACTTCAGCAGGTATGCCTGCGCTAGAAAAATCTGTAGTTATTTCTCAAGACGAGACAGATGCAGAGAGTGTTCCTACAATTTCGAATTTCGAAGTCGAAGTCCAAGCGTCTGACAAAAGTCCTTTGACTTTTGGTTCATTGGTAGGCGAGTCAACTAAAGCCGATCAAGGTCGGGCTAAGAGGGCTAGATCTATTAATGAATTTATTGATGAAAAGAAAAAAGAAAGGTGAGTATACATATGAAGACTTTTCTGAAGTAATTGACTTAGCTATTAAAAAACAGCAATATAAGTGGAGACTTAGCGCTGTAAAATGGTTTGACTTCGATGATGTTCAGCAAATCATCAAACTGCACATTTCAAAGAAGTGGCACATGTGGGATCAAGAAAGACCTCTTGAGCCTTGGATTGGTAGAATAATATCCAATCAAATTAGAAATCTTGTAAGAAATCATTACGGCAACTATGTCAACCCTTGCCCCGATCATCAATCACCTGATCACGACTCTTCTACCTGTCCTATATGTCAAAAATGGGAGAAGACAAAAAAAACAGCCTTAGAGGTTAAGCTTCCTTTGTCTACCGAAGACTTCGTAAAAGAAGTGAAGAGTAGGGAATATATAGATTTTGATTTTTCTGTATCTTTAGAAAGATTAAATGGGCAAATGAAGATCCGTTTAAGTAATATTCATTATACCGCTTATAGAATGCTGTATTTTGATGAGAGTAGCGAAGAAGATGTAGCTAAGTTTATGGGATATAAAATATCTGCTCAAAAAAGGAAACTTGGATATAGACAAGTAAAAAATTTAAAAAAGAAGTTCCTACAGGTAGCTATAGAAATACTTAAGGACCAAGATATTATAAGTGATGGATCTAACTAAAGAACAGAAGGATTTTTTAAGGGAGAATGCATCAAAGATTCCTGACCTAATTGATTTGACGAAGCAGTGCTTCAAAGATGATTCTTTAGACGGAAGGTCTAAGGAGGGTAGGGCTGTAAGGAAATTTCTAGTAGAAAATTCTATAGATTTTAAAACTACAGCGAGAGCACCTGTAGAAGTCATAGAATTCACAAAAGAGCAAAAAGATTTTATAATTCAGCAAGCTGAAGAAGGGTTGTCTTCTTTAGAAATAGCTCGCATAGTTTTCCCGTCTAGATCTGTCAGACCGTTGAGTAATGAGCAAAGAGCTGTCTTATTGCAAATTAGAGAGGTGAATCCTGACATTTTACCCTCTCAAGATTCAGGCGCTCTTAATTCATACATTGCACCGAAGTCTCCGTCTCGAATCATTAAAAAAATCAATGATGCCACAGGGTTAAAGTTAGATGAATCAAAACTTAATAGACAAAAGCAAATTTGCGTAGAAAAACTCGGGATAAACTTTTCTAACTCAAGATTTCTTAAAATTGTTAACAATTATTTAAATCAAGAGGATCGAGTGCTGTTCGAACACGAATTCACTCGATTGACTTGGGATAAACCTGATTTAACCGCAGACGAAATAAATTTGTATCTAAACGTGTGCAAAGAGGTAATAAACTTGGAAGTTATTAGTGCTCACTTGAATAAACTGAATAGTATGTTCGATGATGCTGACGAGCAGCAAGAAATGTCTGTTAGGTTGGCTGAAATCATCAAAGCTAAGAGCGGAGAATATCATCAATGCGAAACTCGCATTGAGAACCTGACAAAAAAGCTTCAAGGAGACAGAAGCGAAAGAATGAAGAAGATGAACAAAGAAAATGCTTCATTTCTGTCTATAGTGCAACTTTTCCAAGAAGAAGAAGAAAGAGAGACAATGGTAAGAATTGCAGAGATGCAAAAGGAGGCTGTGAAGCAGGAAGCGGAAAGATTGGAGGGAATGGCAGAATGGAAAGCAAGAGTTTTAGGAATAGGGCAGCAAGATGTCATATAAATGTAAAATATGTGGGGATTCATTTGATTCCTTGAAAGGACTGCATTCTCACATGAGAAAGCACGGTAAACTGTTGGGAGATTACTATGTTGAGAATTATGGGAGAAAAGACAAGTTAACTGGAGAATTAATACCTTTTAAAAATTATAAACAGTATTTCGCTACAGATTTCATAAATAAAAGAAATATGAAAAAATGGTGTCTCCAAGCACCAAAGGAGGAAGTCAAAGATTTCATCGTTACGTCCTTAAACAAAAAATTCCTCTCAAAAGCAGTTTCGTCTGGCCCCCCGTCCACTTACCTACTCACTAGCAATCTTCCAGATATAGATCTGTGTAAAGAGATCTTCGGAAGCTACAAAGAGACATGTAAGCAGTTGGACATGAAACCTATGCTTTCTGAAACTCTTCCGAAACAATTTAACAAAGATTATTCAGATACACCCATACTGATAGATACCAGAGAACAGAAGCCCCTGCATTTCACCAATTCTAAGTTGTTGAAGCTTGATGTCGGGGATTATGCAGTGGGGGGCGATTTATATGACTATACATTCGTGGATAGGAAGTCTTACCAGGATTTTTGCTCTACTGTAACAAATGGATACAATCGGTTCTTAAAAGAATTAGATAGATGCAGATCTACGGGTTGTTACTTGTATGTGGTGATAGAAACAGCTTTTGACCAAATGTGGGCTGTTAATAAGCAGGTATACAAAAAATTTAAATTAGATTATGTTTATCATAGGATGCGTGAAATACAGGCAGAGTATACGGACTGCTGTCAATTTGTGTTTAGTGGGTCTAGAGAAAAAAGCGAAGAACTGATTCCTAAAATTCTTGTTTTAGGCACGAAGCTCTGGGCAGTGGACCTTCAGTATTTTTGGGACAAACAATTAAAAAAAGATGGCTTGGGAAACAGGAAAACAGAAACTACACCGACAGTACAAGGATATAAACAAAGATATTCTAGAAAAAGAGGGTTTTATAGAGGAAACTGAAGCGAAAGTTTTGCTTTATAAATTCTTGAGGGAAAATCCTTCTTTTGCTTGTGAATTGTTTACAGGGGTTAAATTATTCCCCTTCCAGCATATGGCTATTAAGGCCATGATGGAGTCCGACTACTTTTTGGGGATATGGAGTCGAGGAATGTCCAAAAGCTTCTCTACGGGCGTTTTCGCGCTTTTAGACGCTATTCTTAATCAGGGGGTGCAGATAGGTATTTTGTCTAAGTCTTTCAGGCAATCTAAAATGATTTTCAAAAAGATCGAAGATATAGCGAAAAGCCCAAAGGCTACTTTCTTTTCTCAATGCATAACTAGAACATCTAAGATGAACGATGAGTGGGTTATGGAGATCGGCAGAAGTAGCATCAGAGCACTTCCTTTAGGAGATGGAGAAAAGTTAAGGGGTTTCCGATTCCAAAGAATGATTATTGATGAGTTGTTGTTGATGCCTGAAAAAATTTACAATGAGGTTATCATACCGTTCCTATCTGTTGTGGAA